AAAGATTTATATTTTTTTATAATAATAGTATCAATATAAATTTTAATATCTTCTTTAATTAGTTCTTGAATAATTTTTGTAATAAAAGCATATACACTTAAGTCTTTTTTTGCTATTTGAATTCTACTTAATTTTAGTAGTTCTGTTGTTTTTTCATAAATTGTCTTTGCAATGTCTGCAGGTGCTGGTGGTGGTGGTACTACTCCTGTTGCTATATTAATATTTGTTATTATTGTTTTAATTATTTCTATTAAAGTATATGTGTAAAAATCATCTAATGAATTATATAATGATGGAGGTAATGGACTTTTTTTTAAAATTGTAAAATCATATGGAAATATTTTTCCTTTTATGGGTAATTTAAGATTATTATAAGCATTTAATATTTCTGAATAATTACCAAATTTAAAATCATTTATGTAACCTTTATTTGACATTATAAGTGATTTATTTTTATAATTTTCATGAAGTCTAGATTCTTCTGTTTCTGTAGCTGTAAGTAGTTTCATATCTTCATTATTTATTAATTTATCAATCTCATAATTAAGAGGATGATTAATTGGGACACTAAGACCAGCCTCAGCAAAAGCAGCAGCAGCAGGAGCAACAGGAGCAGCAGCAGCAATAGGAGCAACAGGAACAGCAGGAGGAGCAGCAGCTGCATCAGGAGATGGTGCTATCACCCCATAAGATTTATTAGTCTCATCATTAAGGTATTTATGTGGTGTTGGTATGGTTCTAGTCGTTATTGCACTTAATGTATTTTTATAAATCTTATCTTGAATTTTAGTATTATAAGAATAATAAATTGATTTTGTTGACTGTTTTGTTGGAATTTGATAATAATTAAATCTACTTAATTTAATTAATTTACCAGGCTGATAAAGATAATAATATAAATAATAATTTGAATTTATTTTATTTAGTGCTTTTGCTAATTTAATATAATCATAATTATCTATCAAATAATTATCTATCAAAGGTAATTTTTTGAATAAAGAATTATCTTCATATTCTTTTTGTAAGTCATTAAATGATTCAATATAATCAGCTAATAAATTAGAATATAAAACTAATGCAGGATAGTGTTTAATAAATAATGTAGATATATCAGTTGTTTTTCCCCTTATAATATTAGTAACTATGTTTGTAACTGAATTTGCATCTGAATCAATTATCGACTTAATTTTTTTTTGTGTATTTGTAATTCTAATTAATAACATATTTGCATATGCATTATATGTAGGTATTCTTAATTTATTATTATTAATATTATAATAATGATACTTCATTGAATCACTAAGTTTTTGTGGTACAGGGGCTGGTGGTAAAGCTGGTGGTATTTTTATATAATTTAATAACATTGGTAATTCATTATTATCTAATTCATTTATTATATGATGCATTAAAGGATCCTTAAAAAACTCTACAAGGCTTGCTGCAGCAATATTCAGATTTGATGTGTTTTTAGTTGTAATAGAAGTATGTACTTTACGAGCAACATCTTCAATATTATCAATTGGATTGTCAAAAAAATTTAATATATTTTTATCAATCTTAATCTTATTAGCCTTACCATTAACCAACCAAGAAGTAGCCAAAGGAACAATATCACTAAAATTTCGGTTATTAATAAAAAGAGTCATTATAATAACAGCTAGGTTACCATTAATATAAGTGATTAACTTTTTAAAAGAATTAATAACATTATTAGCAGCAACAAATACTTTTTTAGCAGCATTAGCTTTATCAGTAGCAATATTAACATCACGCTTAGAAATACCAACAGTATTATAAACAGTATTATAATTATCAACAGCAGTATTATAAGTAGCCTCAGCAGTAGTGTATATATTATAAATGGCACCATAAACAGTTTTAGCAAGCTCATTAGTAAGATTGCTAATAACCTTAGGAAGCCTATTATCCTTAGTAAAATTAAAAGGATCAGTAATTATATTAATACGAGCCGTCGCAATATCCGCCGCAACAGCAGCAGCAGCAGCAGCAGCACCACCAGCAACAGCAGCAGCAGCACCACCAGCAACAGCAGCAGCAGCGGCAGCACCAGCACCAGCACCGGCATCAGCAGCACCACCAGCAACAGCAACAGCAGCAGCAGCAGCAGCAGCAGCAGGAATAATATAAGCAGCAGGCTTAACAGCATTATCAACAGCCTTTTGAAGATCAGCACCAACAACAGGAGCACCAACAGCAGCAGCACCAGCAATATAAGTATATAAATTATTAAGATTTGTACTAAAATTTAAATTAATTTGACTGATTTCGTTCGAAGGAGCCTGCTTAGGAGAAGTAACAACCTTAGTAATAATAGGATTCAAACTAGCACCAGTAGCAGCAGCAGCAGCAGTAGCAGTAGCAGTAACAGTAGCAGTAGCAGTATCAGCAGCAGTATAAATAATAATATTAGCAGCAGTAACAGCCTTATAAATATTAAAACCAGCTATAGGATCAATTGCACCCGCAGCACCCTTAGTATTATTTTTATAAAATTTAGTAGCCTGTTCAATAAGATCATTAATATTAGTTGCAACAGTATAAATAGAAACAAACATACCAATAATTGTAGCAATATCATTTATCTGTTTTACTACTAATTTATTAGGAGCACCCATAGCAATAGTCACTGCTTCAGTCACCTTAATGTTTATATCATCAGGAACCTCATAATTGTCGGTTTCACTAACCTTAATCACTGCATCAACAATAGTTGTCGCAAAATTAGGATCTTGAATTATAGTATGATGATCATTTTGACATAATAAATATTTATCATCATTTATTGAAACTTCATTGTTTGGTTTAAAATCAGTTGCATAAAACATACCTTGATATTGTAAACCTAATAGATGAGCAATCAATAAATGAGATGAACCAACCTCTTTTGAAACACTTGATTCATTAAAATTATCTATTTCATAGTTATAATAACTAATAAAACTTGGCATACAATTATTATAGTCTAAATTTGATAAGTTATAATGAGTATTATTAGGAATAATAACAGCAGGACTAGCAGCAGGACTAGCAGCAGGACCAGCAGCAGCAGCAGTAGGATCTCTAAATATTTCTACACTAGATAATTTACTAAATTTACTAATTGATTCATTTAAGTTTAGTATACTTTCAGTATTGATATTTTTAAATAAAAATATTAAATCAATTATTGTTTGTTTCATTAATTTATTACTCATTTGTTTATATAAATAAAGTATTATTTTTATAAATACATCTTCTGGATCTTCATTATTATTTGTATTATTTTTATAAAATGTTAAAGCCTGTTCATCTATATTTTCTATATATTTTTCAAAATTTGGTTTTTCATCAGTCTTACTTTCCTGGATACTCTCATATAAATAGCCATACCACTTAACTAATAATATACCTAACAATTTTAGTTCCTCTTTTATAATATAGCTTTTAATTATTGTGATTTCTGCATCATGAGCAGGAGCAGGAGCAGGAAGTGTATTATCAATTATTTTATTATAAAATGTACGATCAAAATTGTCATTTAACAGTGTTATTATTATTTTAGCTAATTTCATTTTATCATTTTTTTCTACCCTAATAATTTCTGAAATAAGTAAAGGCTTAATTGAATTATAAATAGATTGCATAATATCAGTATCATTATTTTGCAAAGCAGATAATAAGATTAACAATCTTATATCAACAGTTCCTTCTAAATTTGTATCAGATAATTTACAAATCATATCACAATACATAGAATATATCCAATTACTCAAATTTATTTTATTATTGTTATAAATAGTAAACCATTTTTGAGCAAATATAGATTCTTCATAATCTAAATATTCAGATTTAATATCTTTAATTTCATCAAATCTTTCTGGTGTAAATATAGCAGTAAAACTTAATATTAAATAAAACATCATATCATATTTAAAATTTATATTAATTTCTGGCACACCTGCCAATGATGGCATAAAATATTGAACCCAATTTTGGTTATTAGAAATTAAAGTTCTAAAATTATCTTGTGCTCTTATATTAGTATCCTCAAACAAATTCAGATGATCTAATAAAATATAATTATTATCTATTCTTTCAAAGTATTTATATATTGGTGAATTTAATAAATAAAATATTACAGCTCTATTACTACCATTCATTGTATATATATCAACAATAGTCTGTAAAATTAAATAAATATCATCATTATTTCGACCACTTATAGCAATAGGCGTAGTAGAGAAAGGCGTAGGAGGATATATAACCTTTTTATTATAATATAATGTTTTCATTATTCTAGGTCCTCCTACATATTTTAATTTATCAAAATCAATAATGCTACCAGCATAATCATGTACTAATTCATATTTAATACTATCATTATACTCATTTAATAGTAATCTAATTTCCTTTCTATTTGTTGTACTTGTACTTAAATCTAACATTTTATTTTGCAATACTTGTTTTACATATGATTTATCCAACCTGTTCCAATAATCAATACATAATTCTTGAAATCCATCCTCCGTATATTTTTGTACTAAACTATCCATTGGACGAAAATCAGTATTCATACTATCAATTTCATCTTTAATAAGCATCATTTTATTTTTAATAACTTTTTTTATATTACCGTTTGATATTAATGATAAATCAGGATTTTTAAATGGAGACCACGACAAATTTGGATCAGTAGTATGAATTTCTAAATTTGGTAGATCAGTTAATCCATTCAATAATTTAATAATTGCATCGCTAATTGTTTTTTTAGTGAATAATATAGTATCTTTAATATTATTAGATACTGATATATCATTTGTTGAAGTTGTAGAAAGTTTTAATATTAAATTATTAGTTTCTATTTGTTTATTTACAATATAATTATCTACATTTATAATATTATCAATAGTACGATGAAGAGTCTCGGTAAGAGGTAAAAGTGTATCTTTTATGCTATTATTATTAATATAGGTCCATACAAGTTTTTTGATTTCAATAGTTTTATTAATTAAATCTAAATTTTGTTTTTTTGGAGGTGGAACAAAATCTAATACTTCTGTAGAAGTGTCTACTGTTTTAATAAATCCAGTTAATAAATAATGAAATGGAGTATTTCCCATATTATCTTGATAATTTGGATTAACCCCAATACTTAATAAATATTCAATAATTAATGGTAGTTGTTTAATACATGCTATATGTAAAGGAGTTTGATTATTTTTATTTGATGTATCAGGACTTACTTTATTTTGAACCAAAAATTTAATAACATTTAATTTTGCATGTTCTGATGCTTTTCTAGAGTCAATATTAATAACTTCATGAATTAAACATTCTCCTTCATTATTAATAAAATCTAAAGGAATTTGATTGATTAATGAATATTGTAATAATTCATGAGTATCAAGTCTAAATGCTAAATGAAATAATTCAAGCCCTTTTTTTGTATCAATATTTGGTAAAATTTTAAATGGTTTATCAAATTTTTTCATATTTCTTATATTAATAAAAAGGATAATTTATTTTAATATAAACTTAAATTAAATTTATATTAAATTATTGTTAATTAAATTATTTTTTTAATAAACTACTTAATGTAGGACAATTTCCTTGAACTCTACATAAATTAGCTTCTTGATGATATGTTTGTTCTCTTTTCATTAAGGTTTCTGCATTAGTTTGTAAAAATTGTTTAAATTCTTGGGCAGACTCAATTTTATTAATTGTACGAATATGTTGTTCAAAAATACGACTTTCCATATAATTAGTAATAAATCTACTATCTTGCATTAAAGCGGGGCATCCATATGTAAAATAACGATTATCCATTGTATATATAATAAATTAGATATTTTTTATAATTATTTTAATTTATTTAAAATTTCTGTAACTAATTCATTTTTATTTTTACTTTTTTGTTGACCTTTTACTTTTCGTGTTAGTAAAATCTTATATTTCTCTGCAATTTTTTTAATTTCAGGTAATTTTTTATAATTTAAAGTTTTTTCATCTAAACTTTCTACTTTATCAGATACTACTTTATCAGATACTACTTTATCAGATACTACTTTATCAGATACTACTTTATCAGATACTACTTTATCAGATACTACTTTATCAGATACTACTTTATCAGATACTACTTTACTAGAATTAGTTGACATTTCTGATAATTGTTTCTCTTTTTCTTCAATTATATCATCAAATTTAGTGTTATTGATAATAGGTTCTTTATTTGATTCTGAACTAAGAGAATTTATAATTGATTCCATTGTATTTTTAAGGTTTGTTGGTTCCATTTTATCATAATCAAAATTCACATCATTTTTATTTGCTTCAATACTTTCTATAAAAGAATTTTGATTAGAATCAAATAATTCATTATCATTAGAATAAATAGCTAAATGTTTAGATGATTCAGAAACATTAGTTGTATTATTATCATCGTCATTATCATCATCATTATTTTCATGATGATCATTTTCAGGATCATCATTTTCATTATTCTCATGATTTTCATTAGTCTCATGATTCTCATGATTTTCATGATCAATATTTGGGATTATTTCATTTACATATAAATCTGATTGATTTTTACTTTCTAACAAAATTTTATTTTTTTTTTGTGATGAATTTTCTAAAGGTATAATATTAGATATTTGTTCTAATACAGGTTCATTAGATGGTAAATTAATTTTAGACAATGATAAAACAGGATATTTTTTAATTATATTTTCAAGTTCTTCAAATTTATTTCTTAAATATTCAATTTCTTTATAAATAAAATAAACCACAATTGTTAAACCTAATAATATTAAAAATTTATAGTCAAAAAGTCCCATATTAATATTTATAGAGATTCTTATATAATAATAAACTCACCATATTTTTAGTATATTTTTAGTATATTTTTAGTATATTTTTAGTATATTTTTAGTATATAAGTATTTATTAATTCTATATAAAAATATATGATTACAAAAATATTATTATTTATAATATTAGTTGTATTTATAAATTGTTTATTTATAAAAACAGAATCTTTTCAAAATAATAATAATAATGAAATTAAAAATAAAATAATTTACGGACTTAAAACTATAGATGATTTATTTAATAAACATGATATTTATTATACTGCTGCATACGGTACTCTTTTAGGAACAGTAAGACATTGGGATATGATTCCTTGGGATGATGATGCTGATATAAATGTATGGAGGAAAGATTATAATAAGATAATGGGATTAAAAGACGAGTTTAAAAAAAAAGGATTAATATTAGAGAGTGATTGGAAATTAATAAAAGTTTATTTTGACGATACGAAATATCCATTTATTGATTTATTTATAAATGATGTAGAAAATGGTAAATTAGTAAGATGTAGTGAACCATTTGATAATAATTGTACAAAATTGGATAAGATAAATAGTTGGTGGTGGGATTATATAGATTATCCGATTGAGTGGATAATAAAAAGGAAAAGATTAAATTTTGGACCAATAAAAATATGGTGTCCGATAGAATCTGAGAAACTATTAAAATATTGGTATGGTGAAGAATGTTTAGTAGTGTGTAAAAGTCCAGAATACGATCATATAACAGGTAATTATGTAAAACAAATAAATATTAATTGTGATAATTTACCAAAACTTCAATTATAAAAAAATGTTAAGAATTTTTTCTAATTATAATTAATGATATCTCCCGCCGATATTCAAGTTACCAAAGTTGATTTAACTTTATTCTCAACAGTCTTAGTTGTTTCAAATTTAGTAGGATCTCAATTAGCAATATCTTCATTATTTAGTGAATCATGGATGAATTTTTCAGTAGCGACTCTATTAGGTGTTGCTTTACATGGTCTTTTAACTAATAAAATCAGTTCAATGATAAATACTAGTTTAAATATAAAAAATGAAGGTGTAAATAAATCAGTATATGACCTAATAAAGTTTGGTACAATTTTTGTTTCTCAAAAAGCAATAGTATCATACATTAATAATCAAACTATAGTATTTGATAACAAATGGTTAATGACTTCTGGTCTAACAATAGCAGGTTATTCAGGATTTAACTTATTTGTAGAAAATATGGTTCCTAAGATAGGTGCTCATCAGCCATTATTAAATGATTTAATAAAAGTATCAATGGGTGCATTAACAGCTAATTATTTTGTAGATGGTACTATTAATAAAGCTCATTTATTAGATTTAGCATCTCTCTTATCAGGGTTTACAGCATTCCATTTAGTAACCAAACGATATGTTGTCCAAAACAAATAATTATAAACTTTCAGTTTATTATAAAAATGAATATTATTTAAAATTTTAAATAATTATAAACTTTCAGTTTATTATAAAAATGAATATTATTTAAAATTTTAAATAATATTAATTTAAAACCTAAGTATTATAAATTAATAAATGACAGGAGGATTACTTCAAATAGTAACATCAGGAAAACAAGATATTTATTTAACAATAAATCCAGAAATAACATTTTTTAAAAAAGTTTTTAGACGTCATACAAATTTTTCACTTGAATTAAAAGAAATAAATTCAGAACAAACACCAGAATATAATAATAATATAACATTTAATTTAAATATGGGAGATGCGATACATAGATGTTATTTTGAAATAGATTTACCAAATTTAATTTTTTCAGATAAATATGTAAGTGATAATAATTATAATATATATAAACAATCAAGAATATCCAAATATCAAGATCAAGTAAATTATTGGAATGATTTTTATATAAATTTAAAGGGATATTGTGATATTGAAATTCAATTATATCGTTATTTATTTATATTACTCCAAACAGATAATATAACAATTAATTTATTAAAAGATGAAGTGAATAAATTTAATTACAAAAGTAAAATAACAAAAGATTTATATAAAAATAAATTAGAAGATTCAGTTTATAATTTAATAAATATAACAGGATATATTAACAGTATTAATAAATTAATAACAAATAATAAAACATACGATACAACCAAATATATAAATAGAATGGAAATATTAAATCAGATAAATTTAATGTATAATAATATAATAGAATATTTAGAATATTATAATGAAAAAAAAAATCAAAATGAAATAAAAGTAGTAGAACTTCAAAAACCAAATCAAATAAATTTTAATTATGCAAAATATCTTGGTCATAATTTTTTTAAAAACATAACATTAGAAATTAATGGTAAAAAATTTGAAAAATATGATAGTGATATTTTACATATAAATCAAATGCATAAAATTACACCCGATAATATGTCAAATTATTTAGAAATGATAGGACATACTCCATTACTAAATAATTTTGATAATAATTCAAAAGGAGGCAGAAAAATATTAGTTCCATTAATGTTTTGGTTTAATAAAGATGTTAATTCAAGTTTACCTTTAGTTTCAATGCAATATTCAACAGTAGTTATAATAGCCAAAATAAATGATATAAAAAATATAATAGCATTTGAAAATTATGAGAAAATGTACAATGATATAACCAAAATAACAATAGATAATACAAATGGTTTTATAGTAAATACAAATTTAATTTATAACACTTATAAATTAAATCCGAAACATAAAAGTATAACTTATTTTTGTAATTATATTAATGCTGAATTATTACAAATTCAATTTCCAGATTTAACTTTAGTAGAAGTCAATATACTATTAGAAAATAATGGTTCAATGATTAATTCTGAATTAGTAATAAATAAAGAACAATGGATTGGTTTTATGATAAATATAACTAATTCAATTTATATAACAATTGCACCAAAAGTAGGAAATTATTATCCATATATAAATTTTGATTTATATTATAGTTTAATTCCAACACCTAAAATAAAATTAATAAGTGAAGTAGTTTTTTTAGATGATGTAGAGAGAAGTAAATTTGCCTTATCAAAATTAGAATATGTAATTGAGAAATTTAATACTGACATATTTGATATTAAAAATAAAAATTCATTTGATTGTGAATTATCTTTTAATTATCCATGTAAAGAACTTTTATGGTATATACAACCTCAATTATATTTGAATAGTATAACAGAAAATGGTGAAAATATGAGTTTATTATATGATACTTATAAATATTTTAAATCAGATCCAGTTAATAATCAAAAACTAACCCTAAATCAAATAGATGTATTATTAGAGAATGTTAATTTTAATTATTGGACAAATACATTATCCTACAAATTTTTAAATAATATTTTACCTGAAGGAGTTTATTATCATTCTTTTTGTTTATATCCTGAAGAAACACATCCATCTGGAACAGCAAATATGAGACAAATTAAGGGTAAACAATATAGAATAGAAATAAATCAAGAGTTTTTAAATGAATATTATTCATATTTATTAATATTATACAAATCAAATACAAATTTAATAAATAATAAAAAGTCAATATTATTAAAATTTATAGCTAAAAGTTATGATTTATTTGTTGTTCATAAAGGACAAGCAGAATTAATTTTTGATACTTAAATAAAAATTGAAATAATTATTAAATAATTAGTATTATCATTTTTATTATGGAATGTCCTATTTGTAACAATTATTGTAATTTACCAAATGAAAAAAAATTAAATGGAAGATTTGCTATATTAGATTCAACAGACCGATTAGTTTGTAATGAATGTTATGATATATTAGATTGGGCTGTAACAACATGCAACTCAACACCTATAATTAAATCCAAAAAAAGCAAACCAAAAGTAGAATCTAAAAAAAAAGATAATCAATCATCATCATTGATGATGATTAATTGTCCTAAATGTCATAACATATTTGCAGATAAAATCTGTAAATGTGGGTATAAAAATCCATTATTTCGTTTTTAAAAAAGGAAATATATAAACTTATTTTAATTAATGGATCCAATATTTCAAATTGATATTAAAAAAACAAATTTAGAAATAAGTTTAATTAAACATCCACTAACTTTTTTATTTATGTTAATATCTTATAATAACGAAATTTCAGATTATCATTTAAGTATAACTTTAAAAATCTTTTTAAAATATCATTCAAACATTGCAATAAATTATAATTTAAAAAAAATATTTATAAAAGAACTATTAAATTATCCATTATCATGGAATGTTTTATGTAGTTTTTATAAATTTATTAATAAAAAAATAAATTTAATATTTATTCTTAAAAAATGGTATTCATGTTATTCAAATCCAATATTTTGGAAATTACAAATTACTGAACAAATTGATTATTTACAACAAATAAAAGAAAATTTTATGGGAATTTATGACTGTTCCAAAGGGGGTGTTTCATATTATATTAGATTAGGTAATATTTTACAAAATACAGATACTGATAGATCTTATATTTTAGATGATGCTAAAGAAAGATTAACAACTATATTAAATATATTTGGTCAAAAATTATTTCAAGCTTTAGATATACCATTAATTTTGGTATCTGATTTTTACGATTTAAGTAATGAAAATTTAATTAAATATTTTATTGTTATTTTTGAAAAATTTTTGGAATTACTAAATCATACAATTGCTTTATTTGATTCTTATAATTTAATTTGTATACAATTAAATAATTTATTAAATCCAATTATTATTAATATTAATTCAAAATTAATAGATTCTGAAACAGAAAATGAAGATATTAAGTTATTTTGTTCACATACATTATAAATACATTGCTTCTTTATAAAATAAATTATTTATAAATAATTTATTTTATTTTATACCTAATAATATATGATAAAATTAGTTATTCCGTATATTATTATTCTAAGTTTATTTTTATTATTAGATATTCCAGTAATATTATATATAAATAGATCAATGTATGATAACCAGTTTAATAGAATCAATTTATGTTCTAATAATAGTATATTAAATTATCGTAAATATATCTCTGGTATTATAGCATATTTTTTATTGACTTTATGCATTTATATATTTATAGTGAAACCTGAGATAAATAATTATAAACAAGATTATAATGATATAATTATTAGAGGGATGATATTAGGTTTAGTAGTTTACGGAGTTTATAATACTACAAATTTAGTAACAATAAAAGAATGGGGCTTAATAGAATCTATAGTAGATACAATTTGGGGAAGTTTTTTATTTGGATTAATATCTGGTTTATCAATTTATTTAATTAAAGAAATTATTCTTCTTTAGTATTAAATTTATTAACAATATCTTCATATGCGATTTCTATATTTTTAGTAAAAGTGAACGAGTTAGCGAGATCAGAATTTAACATTCTAATTCTTAAAGTTTGATGAAGTTCTTTTAATTCATTAGGATCTTGTGCTAAATTAACAACTTTTTGAACATATTCTTCTCTAGTATTTGCGATATATTTTTCTAATCCTAAATTACTTAATAAACTAACCCCAACTCTACTAACATAATTAGATCCGGCTAGAGTAATTAAAGGAGTATTCATATAAATAGCTTCACTACTAATAGTACCTCCATTATATGGAAATGGATCTAATACAATATCCATTTTATTATAAAAGTTAAGAGCGTCAAGTAATTCCATAGATCCGATATCTAAACGTTCTTTTTCAATACCTAATTCAATAAATTGTTTAATAATAATTTGTCTAATATAACTAGAATTATAATAACAATATCTTAAATATAGTTTAGCTTGAGGTAATCTTTTAAGAACTTCAGCAAATGTTTCAATAGTTGGTTTAGATAATTTAATAGGATTATTAAAACAACATAAATTAATTTTATATTTATCTCTAGTATAATCTTTAATAGATTCAATATCTTGAGGAGGTGTATAACATTGAAATCCATTTGGTAAATAATAAAGTTTTTCAACAAAATATTTTTGTATATTAGGAGGAGTAGCATATTTATCAGTAAATCTATAATCAATTTCCTTAAGACCATTAGTTGAAGGATATGCGAAATATGAAATAATAACTCTAGCAGGTTTATATTGAAGAATATTCATTCTAGTATTTCTAGTGTGTCCCATCATATCAACTAAAATATCTAAATCATCATTAACAATTTGTTGAAGTATTTCTTGATCAGTTTTATTTTCAATAACAAACCATTTAGCATTATTATAAGATCTTAATTTTCTAGCAGTAAAATCAGTTTCTGCTTTTTTTTGATTAGAATTATCATAACAAAATATTTGAAATCTATCAGTATTATGATTTTTAAGAATACTATCAAACATATAGCCAACTGGATGAGTTATAAAATCAGTAGAAATATAACCAATTTTAATTTTAGTACCATCAATTTTATTTCTTTGTAATTGATTTACAATATTATTTAACTTTAGTTCTTTTGGGAAATAAGTATACCATTTTTGTGCTTCAGTTAATATTTCATCATTAGTTGTTTTCCAATTATATAAATTATTAAAAATTATATTACTTACAATTAATTCTTTTTTACGATGTTCTTTTTTAATAATAGCCCATTCTAATGATTTACCATAAGTTTCATTCATAACTTTTTTAAAATCAGGTATATCAGAAATACCAATTAAATATATATTTCCTAAATTATTAAGACAATTAATATTATCAGGTTCAATATCAATAATTGATTTATATATTCCCATAGATTCATGATAACATCCGATAGCTTCATATTTTTCAGCAAGTAAATTAGCAATTAATGAGTCAAATTCAAAACTGATAGCTTTTCTAGCATATTTAATAAATTTATTAATATTATTATTAAACATTTCAATAAGTGCAATATTTTTATAAACATTAAAATCTTCTTTAATATTTTTAGCAATTTTTAAATGTTTCATAGCAACCTCATTATTTCCAATTTTATGATAACATACACCAAGATTTAATTTAATAACATAATATTCATTAATATTTGGATAATAAAGTTGTGAATTAGCATTATTAATAGCATCACTATATTTTTCACTTTCAAAAAATTTAATAAAATTATTAATTAGTAATCTATGTTCTTGATTCATAAATTTTTTAAAATTATTTAATATTTTGTCAATATCTTTTTCAAATTTTTTACAAATAGTACTATATAAATAGTTTTGTCTAATATAATTACGATTAGTTTCACGAATTAAATCTTTTTCTTCATTACTTAATTTCATTAGTTTCAACTGTTTGATAATAAATTCTAATACATATTTTTCAATATCAATTTGAAAAATATTTATATCAATATATTCATTTAATCCTCCCATTGTTTCTTTTAATGCTCCTAAATTAGAAGTTATTACTATACAACCACAAGCCATTGCTTGTAATACTGTAATACAACTAGTTTCTTGAAAAGTATTTGGATAGGACAAATAATCAATATTATATAATTCATTTGCTAATTGTGTTTGAGATACCCCATAAGAACATGTAACAGAATCCATTTGTTTAAATTCATTAAATATTGCAGGATTTTCTTGTTGTTTATAAATATTCATACCAGAAAATATTTTTAAGGAAGCATTAGTTTGACGTTCTTTAACTTTTTTATATATAGGTACTAATAGATTTAATCCTCTCCAAGGAATTGAACAATATGACATGGAGTTAATATTTTTAGTTATAGGCATATTTAAGAACTGTTCAAATGGTTTTCCAATTCCATTTCTTAAAATTAGAGTTTTACTATATGAAATATTATATTTTTCTAAATATCTTAATCTTTGCCAATCACTAACAAAAATAAATAAGTCAATTAAATCAACAAGTTTTGTATCAGTTAATAATTTTGAAGGAGGTTGATCAATATCATGACCAGTCCATAAACAAAACATAGTTAATGGTTCATTTAATAAAAGTTTTAAGTGTACAACTTCTGTTGGAATACAACTTACAATTATAATATCTAAAACAATTTTATTTGCAGTAATATAACTTTGCCATTTAGATGCATCAACATGAATAACTCCTCTAATTATTTCATCAGTATTTCTTTTATTAAATAAATAAATTTCATGACCATTATTTGCCATTTCTTCTAAAAAAAAGCAAATAGCACTTTGGGTACCACCTAATGGAGAATTGTATGGAGTATCCAATGAATATTCCCATCCAGAATCAAATACAGCTAATTTCATTATAATTTAATAATTTTTTTTTTTATATATAAACTCATTCAAATCAAATAAAAATTAAGTGCGCTTTTCAAAAAACAAACAAGAATAAAAATTGATTAATTAAATTATTGATTAATTTAGTTAATAAATATAATGTTTAAATTAGATAACTATCAAAGTGAATTTACTAAACCTAAATATTTATTAAATATTAAACTTTGTTCTAATAAAATGGAAGTTTGTAATTTTTATAATGAATTTAAGTCTCATCATTTAGGTGATAGTGGTATAGATTTATATAATTTTCAAAATATTATGGTTAAATCATTTGATGTAGGAACCATAGATTTTGAAATTCAATGTGAAATGATAGATATGGAATCAAATACATATGTAAGTTATTATTTAGTACCACGTTCTTCAATTTCAAAAACAAGTTTTCAATTAGCAAATTCTATTGGAATTATAGATGCAGGATATCGTGGTAATATAATGGCAAAAGTAAGAAATTTTAATAATGAAATTCCAATTAGTTTTCCAATTGGTTCATATTTTCAAATAATAGCAGCAGATTTAAAACCAATTCTAGTAAATATAGTAGATAGTCTTAGTGAAACATCAAGAAATGATGGTGGTTTTGGTTCAACAAAAAAATAGTTAAATATATAATAAAATAGTACTAACTAATAAACAAAAATTTCCAGGACCAAAATGTTTAAGAATTTTGAGCCATTTAAATATTTTATCTTGATCATAATTAGGAAAAATTAATTTATAAGTTTGATATGAAATTTTTGTAATAAATAAAAATAATTTATATAATATTATTTCAAAACTATTACAGATATCTTTATTTTCTAATTCTTTTTCCAATTCTTTTAATTTCAATTTATAAAAATTATCATTACCTGTACTTTTTTTAGCAATAATTGCTTCATTAAGACCATATGATAATGATAATAAAAAACTAGTAATAAATAAAATAATGAGTGTTATATTGGTAGTAATATTTAAAGGTCTTGTTAAAAGTAAATAAGTGATTAATATTCCATTAGATATGTTATCAGATGTACAATCAAATACCATACCAAATTTAGATCCCATTGAATATTTTCTAGCCATACGACCATCAACACAATCTAATACATATCCAAATAAATATGATAAAAAAGCATAAATTCTATTATCAATATGTAAAAAATATATGGCAAGAATAGTAAAAAAAGTACTTAATAAAGTAACATTATTAGGAGTTAATCCCATACAGTATAATGGATCTACTAATTTATCTCCAATTGGAAAAAAAAGATTAATATCTAGCCAGGATTCAAATAATTTATCATCACCATATTTTGCCATATTTTTATATTTTTGTTCATCATATATAATTTTAATATTTGACATTTATATTATTATATAGAAAATAATAAAATTATTAATTTTATTATTAATATATTTTTATAAAACTGGTTGTTTTAATATTATCATTTATATTATTATTTTCTGGATCAACCAGTGTAAATATATCTTTTTGTACAAGTAATTTTACTTCTTTATCTCTACCATCTTTTGCTTCCAAATCTGGTCCTTTATTAATTTCCATTAATTTAACTCCTAAATTAGCATCAGGTGCTAAATCACATCCAAATAATTGGAATCTAACATGTTCACTTAATTTTTTATTTTGACAGATTTTTTTACTAATAGCATCCATGACTTTATTCATGAGTGTTTCAGCATTTATATTCCATATTTTACTAGATCCTAAATCTTTTTTATCAAGATGGTCTCTAAAGTCTTGTAATGTTAATGGATTGTCATCATATACTTTTCTATCAATATATCCAGTAGTAATATGTTTATCAAAATCCATATCATATTGATCATAATATTTAGGTGTATAATATACAAATCCATCTTTATGAATATATCCTTCAATTTTACCATTTCTACAAATAACAAGTAAATAATATCTAAAATTAATTTTACGTTGATCAATAATATATGGATCATAAACATAATCTTGAACTAAATACCAATTATTATTAAGACCAATTAAAATTTCATTTAAATTTCTAGTTAATTTAATACCTTCTTGTCGTTGAGCATAATTTTTTAATACATACATTTGATCAGGTCTTTTTTGTTTATTTTCTTCAAAATGTTTTGGAAAGTTTTCTAAATCATCTGCATTTTCAAGTAAATGAGTTGTTGGCATATATTTACTTGCATCTTTTCCATAATATTCTTTTAATAATTCCCATAAACCTAATTTAGAAGCTAACCAATCACATCCATCTATTAAGAAAACTTTAATACCTTTCTTATTTTCAAATGCTAATATATCTTTTTCACAATTATTATAAGAACATGGAATATAAAAATTATAATCCTTTGTATTATTTTTCATATTTCTATTAGTCATTACTTGTTCTAATAATTCTGGAACACTACCACAATCAGTAAAATAATCACCAAATTTTTCAACTTGTTGATTTTCACAATAATTTATAATTAAAATTAAATAGAGTAAAATTAATAAGATAATATATTTTTTCATTAATTTGATAAAGATAATATCTTTTTTATAGATTAAATTTTTTAATCAAATATATTAACATTCCAAATAAAATACTTCTTATGAGTAAATTTGGATATGGATTATCTAATAGTTTAACAAATGGCACTTTTTCATAAACTAATTCAATAACAAATTTATTATTTAATAACATAAAAAGTAATATATATAAAATAATATCTCTATGTTTAAAATTATATATCTTATTTAATGATTTCATTATATTTATTTCATTATTTTGGTCTAATTTAAAATTTTTATTTAGATTTTTATTTATATTTGGATTTTTATTTTTATTTTTATTTGTTTTAATAATATTTGGATTTAAATTAATTGGTAATGGATCTGGAATGTGTGTATTATCCATTTTATCTAAGTCCGATTCAATATTCTTAACTAATTCTTCCATATTAACATTTCGTTTAGGTTTATTATTAGGTAATTTTTTTTGTTTAATTGTTTCTGAGTTATTAATATTTTCTAATATTTTATCATAATCAATATCAGTTTCAGTATTTTGATTATCATTTTGTGTATTAGACTTTAATTTTAAAACCGATGTACCAATATCACTATCAATATCAATATCAAATTCATTCATTATTAGATATTAGATATTTATTAATTTTAAACCAAACTAATTATTTTTATTTAATTTAGTAATATACTTATCAGAAATATAATCTAATACTTTATATTTATTATAAATAATTTTTCTTCCTAAACTATCATTTTTTTCATCTAACAATTCACTAGGAGTTTTATAATCAGATAATACTTTTGATAAACTAATTATTTTCTTAACTTCATCTAATGTTATATTTCCTCTATAATTATCTGATTTCATTGAAAACCAAATACATTTATCAATAGGACTTTCAATTAAATTACCACATACATTTAAATTACCATATTGTGAGGTTGTATACCAAATATTTATATTATGCATTAAAAATGGGATTTCTAATTTTTTAAATGTTTCACCTTCAAAAAAACTTTCAGCAAATACATTTAAATCACCTACAACTCTATATTCACTTAATTCATCATTATCATATATAACAATTTTAGTATGAACTCTATCATATAAAACTCTCTGTAAATCAGCTTTTGTAATTGTACATAAATTCATAGAATCAGTTAATGAGGGAATATAATTTTTAAAAATAATAGCATTAGAATAAATTTGGTCTCCATTAATATTTATTAAACTAGCTAATTCATTTAAATTATCATTATTATTATAATTATTTGCTTTTTCCAAATCAATATATAACATTTCATATAAATAATATGGTTCTTCACCTATTATTTGAGTCTTAACAGATAAATCAGATATATTATATTTATTTACTTCTAAATTAATAGCTAAAACTTCAATAAAATTACTACTATTAGTTTTAACTAATTTAAATAAATCTAAATTCATTAATTTTTCAGTATAATCTAAATCTAACCATGAAATATGTTTAATAGTACCAGGTTTAATTACCAAACATTCAAATATATCATTATTTTCCATAACAATTTTATCTAAATAACAATTATGATTAACACTATCAGCCATTTTTATTATATATAATTATAATATAGTTAAAAATTTAACCATATTATTAATGCGTTTTAATTACAATTTTAACTACAATTTATAAAAAATCTAATAAGAAAAAGTTATAACTACAATTTATAAAAAATCTAATAAGAAAAAGTTATAACTACAATTTATAAAAAATCTAATAAGAAAAAGTTATAACTACAATTTATAAAAAATCTAATAAGAAAAAGTTATAACATTTATTTATAACTTATATTAATATAAGTTATAATGTCAGATATTATTAGTAATTTAAATCACATATCACAACCTATCCAAATTAAATATACACCAAATTATTATGGATTTTCAAATCCAAATAATAATACATCTAGATATTTATTTGAATTATTAATTAATGGTAAAATAATAGGTAAAAAATATTTTAAAAATTTAGAAGAAACTAAATATGCTCATTTAATAAAATTAAATCATAAAATTAAACTTTCTAATATTGATTCTTATAAAGCTTTGCTTAGTATTTATTCATTAAATTCAACTATTTCATATGAACTTGAAGGAATAATAAATCAATATGAATCAAGTTCAACACATTATAGTGATAAGTTATATATTGAATTTACAAAAAATGATATTGGTTATACATTATGTTCATGTTTTTATACAGAATTAGATAATAATAAAATATTTGTATCACCACCTAATTAAGTATCAAATTTTATAATTATCTAATAAAAAAATATTTACTAATTATATTAATGAGTTATAATATTGAAAAAAA